CCTTTGCTGTCATATATTTCATTTCAATTTTACCAGATGATAAAAGACTTGATTCGGGATAGGGTAAACCTTTTGAAGGTAATTCTATCATTTCAGTTGGGAATTTTGATAATTCGCTCATAGATTTTATTTATTGTAACGTTATTTAATATACATATTAAGATAAGAAAAGGCTTGGCAAAAGCCAAGCCTAATTTCTCTCTGTATACTTCGGGAAAAGTAATTTCTTTTTAGAAGTTTAATACACAATAATCTGGTTGTACTTCCATTGTAATATTTTGTGCTACTGATTCGTTATCCCAGCTATATTCACCAAAGTTTGCATTTACAATTAATGCACCCTTAAGGATCCATTCACTTACAATATCACCTACTGGACCTAATATATTAATGGTTAAGTCTTTTTTATAAAAATCTGAATAACCATCGCGGCCCGTTACTGATTCGTGATGTAAACGTACCCATTCCATTACTGACTGAGCTCCTGAAGGAGTGATTGGATCAAATAATGTCATTGTAATAGTACTCCATTTACTTTTACCTTTTACAAAACGTTGAACGTTAATGTGGTTTAAAGCAATTGAGTCTTGAGTTAAAGTAACAGCGCTAACTGCTTTAATCATATATGAAGGAACACCATCAACATACATTACAAACCTATTCTGTTGTTTAGGTTCGAATGCTGTGAAAAATATTTCGTTTGGATTTAATATTGCCATTTTCTGTATTTTATTTTTATTCTATTATAAATATTAGCTATTTTAAAAATTACGCTGGGAAAGTAGTTCCAGTTGGAGTAATGTTAAAGTTCAAATAAATGAATTCAGCTGTTTTAGTTGGTTGAATATAAATTGCACCTACTAATTGATTTCTGTCAATTACATCTGGAGTATTGTTTGAACCATCCATTACTACTTTAAACGCATAAACACCTTGTCTTTGTTGTACTGATTCAAGATATGGATTTACTTGTCCTAAGAATTGATTTCTTGTAGCTACTGTATTTTGTTCAAATACTATTGTATTTGCTACTTGACCAATATAGCTCTTTAATGAAATTAATAATCTACGAACATTTACTCTATCTAAAGCAGATGCTTGAGTTTGTAATGTTTTATTACCGTATACTACTACTCCAGTTCCAGGGAATGTTGCAATTGGATTTACTTTTCCTAAATATAATGTATCACGAGTTGTTTGAGATAATTTTTGTTCTACACGAATTACATTACCTAATCCACCTCTATTAATACCTGCAGGTGCGAACCAAGGCTCAGCAACTTTATCATTATAAGCATAAACTCCTGCTATTACTGTTGAAGCTGGAACCCAAACATTTTTACCTGTTGCTGGATCTTGAATTTGACACCATGGCCAATATGAAGCGGCATATGAATTATTTACAGCTGATGCTTGACCTACCACCGCTGTAGTTGTTGAACTATAAGGTACTAAATCAAGTACATACAAGTTATCGCCTCTACCTTGAGTATTGCTTATAATGCTTGATACCGCGCTAGTATGTAATGAATTGAATAAACCAGGTGTTAATAAAACATTGAATCTATAATCATCACTATTTGATAATAAATTAATCATGTTTGTATAACTACCACCATCTAAACCTTGTGTATTTCCAGCTGTTGAAATAGTATCATAAAATGCTGCTCCACCTTTCATTGTATCAGTAGCACCAGTAAATGAACCACTTGCTGCTACAGGTATTGAACCAGTGAATTGAACTTTTGGAGTTCCTGTATTATCTAAATAATCTGGAGTATTTAAAGCTACTGATTTTACTCTAACGTATCTTGAAGCATTAGGATAAGAACCTGATAATTCAATTTGAACATTTGTTGGATTGTAGTTATAAGTATAATCACCAATCACACTAGAAATATAATTAGGAGAAATAGGATCTAATGATAAATTAGTATAAGACTCTAATATAATTTTATTATTATTATTATCATTTCCTTGTCTAATTAACAATCCAAATGTTCCAGATGATGTGTTAGGAGAAATGATTTCAAATCTAATGTTATCTAATGATCCACTAGCTAATGAACCACTAGCATCTAATGAACTTGAACTATTCATAATAGTTCCTTTAGAAATAGTTTCTAAAGTAAATGCTGTAGCATTTGAACTTGCTGAAATAGCTGTACTTGTAGCTGATGCCCAAGTAGTTGATGCGCTCACTACTCTTGCTATTAATAAAGTTTCACCACCATTATTAAAATAGTTATAAGCGGCAATTGATGTAAAGTATGTGTATACATTTCCACCACTTACAAATGTTGATCCGAATTTATTTGTGTAATCACTATAAGATGTAACAATTGTTGGGATTTCAACAGGTCCTTTTACTGTTGGTCCGATTATTGCTGCTCCTACTGTTACGGGGCCTTGAGTGTATTGAGATGAGTCTTGTTCTCTCTGTAATACACCAGGTGATAATAATACTTCTGCCATGTTTGATTAGTTTAAATTATTGTTTGTTGTCAATAAATATCTAACCTCTTCTCAAAAATTAATTTATCTTAGTAAATTCTCCTGTTTCAGTATTAATGTTTCCATTACCATACTTATCTTGAAGTATTTGACCATATGTTGTTTCTTTTTCCTTAAGTTCTTGTAATGATTCTACTAAACGATCTTTTTGTAATTCTAAGATTTGAATTGACATTTCAATTTCACCAAATTTCATCATAAGTTGGTTTCCTTTTTCTTGAATTAATTTTAAATCGTTTAATTCTTGTTCTGTTAATGTTATTGTTTCTTCCATTTTGTTTTTACTTATTTTTTTAATCCAAATTTTATATACTTATACCATACTCTTTCATGTAAAAAATATAATACCATTTTTGTTAATACTTCTACACCACCTATAGCTAATCCAATTGTTAAATTACCTGTTATAAGCCAACTTAAAATAATTGTATCTATAGTTCCTACTATTCTCCAAGTTATTGTTTTTAAGATATGTCTTTTTACTTCTACTTTCATAACTTTCCTTCTATTTTTAATTGTTCTCTAATTTTTGTAGCTGAAATATCATGTATTATTTGTGGTGGTATATGTTCTATAATATCATATCCAACTCCTCTTCCAAATTCAATTGAGCATATATCAGGTATAATTATAACCTTTACTTTATCACCCATATCTAAATAATTTTCTTCTATATTGTTCTTTACCTGCTCAGCGCTGAACGGATTCTTTTCATCAGGACTAATATCTCTGATGCATATCAACACGTTCTTATTCTTTATTAAAGCTTGGTTAAATAAGGCTTTATGCCCATCATGTAAAGGTTGCCATCTTCCTACAAACATAGCATATTGTCCATCCTTTGCTTTTAATGATGATTCTACGTGGTGTTTTTTATTCCATTTTTGTTCCATAACTATATTTTATTAATTGGTATTTTTAAAATGCATTCATCAACAGATATATTTGTAGTATCTATATCTATAAAGTTTTCTGTCGGTTCTTGATATTCTTTAACATGAAATTGTTCTCTTCCTCTAATTTCATTAGTATGAATATAAATTTCTTGAATTGAATCTCCAAGCTTATCTTTAAATTCATCTCTTTGATCTTTATAGGGAGATACTAATGATACAACAACATTACATTCTTTAATATGTAAAAAATGCGCTAATTGTTGAGCTAGACTTATGTTTTTTCTTCTGCCTTGCTCACTATAATCTGTATTAGCAAATATTACTCTTAAATCATCTCCATCAATGTGAAATACATTATCTAGATTTTGTTTTAGAGCAGTTGCTAATACAGTTTTACCGTGACCTGGTTGTCCTGTGAACCAAAATATCATAACTTATTATTTAAAATATTATTAAGCTTTGTAACTATTACCTGCAATAATACAAGCATCTATTTGTGATTTTTGTTCTACTGTTAATCCTGTTGCAAACCAATCCTTAGATAACATTAAAACTAAATGTTCTACATTAATTTTAACGGTGTTTTCTTTTTTTATATCAAAAGTATTAGATACAATTGAATTAATTAAATTCACAGAATCAAAAGCTGCATTGATTGAGTTGGTAATTTGAGATTGAGTCGGTATTTCAGACTCCATTGGTGAATTAGATTCGGTCATATATTTATTTATTATTGTTTATACGTAATTAAATTTCTTAAAATACCAATTATAATGTTCTTTTAATCTAGCGCATTCTTCTTTGCCTAAGACTTCCATAAAATCATTAACTACTGGTTCTAATTTTGGTTGTATTGTATGATTACCAAACATACCATGTATAATATCATTTTCTTGAGTTAATTGTTCGATATTATTAAAGTTATGTAAGTATGGTGGTATTTCTAAATAATCATATATTTTTTTAAGTTCGGTTTCTGGATTAGTTGTTAAATCCTCAAAACGAACAAATAATATATTTTTATCTAATCCTTGATGAATTACTTCACTTAACCATTCTATTGAAGGGCCTATAGGCGGAGCAACAGAAAAATGATCTATTCTTGATTTTGTAGTCATATTTTTTAATTCTAAATTATTGACTATCATTGAATCTTTATCTGGATTTTTTCTCATGTTCTTTTCCATAGAAGCAAATATTGCTCTTAAATCACGAACCATGCAAATCATTTTAACGTCACCATTAAAAAATTTAATAAAATCATAATGCCCTAACCAACCTCTACTTTTTTCCATAATATATGGTCTGTCAGTTACTCCATCAAAAAATCCTTGGATTCCACCATTTAAAAAGCCTTTAAATCCTGATTTCATTACTTCTGGGTCTTGTGCTTTAAAGGCATCTCCCGTAGTATAAATTGTTCTTGCTTGTAAAAGAAATTCTATTACTCCAGATGTAGGAGTTGAATAAATTTCAGGATTTTGCATTAATATATTTTGTATTAATGTTGAACCTGCTCTTGGTAGTGAGGCATTAAAAAAAATGTGTTTTGCCATATTGTATTATTATTATTCTAGTAATATAATGATAATATTTTATATTTCCAAGTTTTATTATAGTTTATTTTTAAGTTCTAGTATTTCTTTCTGTAATAATACTACCATTTCTGAAAGTTCTTGAATAGCTTTAACCATAATAGGATATGTTCTCATATAAGAAGCTTGAAGTCGGTCAGGATTTGTTTTGTCTATAAGTCTTGTATATTTTTCTGATCCAAATTTATCTTGTACCTTATCTAGATCCTGTGCTATAAACCCAATATCAGATACATTTTCATATGAACCATCTCGCCTTTTCCAATCAAATTTTACTGGATTAAGTTCGTTTATATATTCTAGCCCAAAAGGAATAGGATAAATATTAGTTTTATCTCTAGCATCTGATAAAGCCGTAATACTCGTTTGATTACAATATAATCCTGTTATAGTAGTATCTCCTAAAGTAATTGTATTAGATCCATTTCCTGTTGAATTTGCACCAATAACAGTTTGATTAGATTCACCGCTAGCGGCTGGTGTAACACCTCGCCCAATAAAAATAGAATCATTAGCTATACCTGCACCAGGAGCTAATTTTGCTGCTCTAAATCCTAATGCAACATTATATCCTCCAGTTGTATTATATTTTAAAACCTCATATCCAATTGCTGTATTATTTGCTCCAGTTGTGTTAGAATATAACGTATCACGTCCTATTGCAGTATTAGCTAATGCGGTTGTGTTATTTCGTAAAGCCTTATGTCCAATTGCTGTGTTATTATTTCCGGTTGTATTATTTTGTAAAGCTCGTAATCCTATTACTGTGTTATTACTTCCTGATGTATTAGTATATAAAGAATATTTTCCAATTGCTATATTATATCCTCCAGTTGTATTAGATTTAGCAGCACCATATCCAATTCCGATATTATTTACTCCGGTTGTATTATTTCGTAAAGCATATCTTCCAATTGCTATATTCATGGTTCCGGTTGTATTGGTATATAAAGGTTTAGATCCGATTGCTGTATTATAATTTCCGGTTGTATTATTTCGTAAAGCATAACTCCCAATTGCAACGTTATTATTTGTAGTTGTATTAACTCTTAAAGAATATTTTCCTATTGCTATATTATATGTTCCTGATGTATTACTTTCTAAAGATTTAAATCCAATTGCAGTATTATTATTTCCGACTGTGTTAGATAGTAAAGAATATCTTCCAATTGATGTGTTATAATTTCCGGTTGTATTATTTTGTAAAGCTCGTAATCCTATTACTGCGTTATTCTTTCCAGTTGTAAGTTTAGATAAAGCATCTCTTCCAATTGCTGTATTATTAATTCCAGTTGCACTACTACTAAAATTAGTTGTAAACCCAATTGATATATTAGTAGATACATCACCATTACCTCTGCTAATTAATAATCCATTAATGGAGCCTGTTACGCCTAATGAGCCTGTGATTTGTGCTGAACCAGTAAATGGAAATGCTGCTGCTCCTCCCGCACTGGGAGCGTAAGATGCTGATAGAGCAAATGATGCGCTAGTTGCAAATGATGCTGTTCCTGAGAATGAACCGGTTATTCCTGCTGTTACATTTAAACTACCTGTTATAGTAGTATTTTTTAGGGCTATAAGCCCATTTCTTGCTATAAATTCGTTTGCCATATTATTTTAGTTTCACTTTCCACTAATTGTTATATTAATAAATATCGATTATTGTTCAGTTACACGATATTTTCTTCCTGTAGGATCATTAGCTTGGAGCTCTGCTGCTTTGTCTAATGCTTCTTGCTCGTTATCATATTCGTAAATAGGATCTGTTGGTTCTAATTGTGATACCCAGATTTGATCATTGCCGGGTAAAAATTCCATTTGAATTAAGTATTTCATATTGTTGTTTTATTATAATCCGAATCTAGCTCGGGTTGCGTCATAGTTTTGTAACATTTCTTGTTGTGATAAACGTCTATTGTATATTCTTACAATATATATATTTCCTGGGCTACTATAAAATGTTCCATAGGTAAAGTTTCTTTGTCTTCCTATATTAACATTTAAATAATTAGATATATTCCCATCTACGACAATTGAAGTTGAAAGACTCTCAAATACTCCATTTGTACCTAATATACCACTCATAGTACCAGTAGATGAAGGTGTTGTGTAAGATGCTATATAATGATTAACTTGATTTAATTTACCTGGTATTGATGAAGTTAGAGAATAAGCATATGGAGGATTACCATTAGAATTAACCCCAATAACTAAACTTCCGCTAGATGTTGTGTCAAAACCACCATCTCCTTGGTTAGCAGATTCTCGTTCATTGTGAATTAAACTTCCTGTACAGTTAGTTATAATTTCAATAGTTCCTGTAAATCCTACTCCCGTACATATAATATTAGGTACTGAAATATAATCATCTACACCATCTAATCTAATAGCACCGCTTGATGAAGTATTAAAAGTCGGGCCATTAGTTAATGTCCCATTTTTTACATTACTACTCAAATCATTCCATGTTGTACTTCCTGATTGATATGATCTAGGATTTGCAGCATCTAATCTTAATACTAATCCATTAGTTATTATATTACCTTGTCCTCCTGTTAAAGTACTCATATCATTTCAGGCATTGGTATTGACCATTCTGCTGTAGCTAATATAACTAATATTTCTTCATAAGTATATGGTCCTTCTTTTGTTAATAATGCTTCAACACTTGTTGGTATTGCACCATCCCATTTAACAAATGTTTTAGTTTCGTCTACTGATTTTCTTACTGTATCCATTGATGTTTCTAATACTTGAGTAAAATCAATATTAGATAGCTCTGATATATTAAATATCATAAAGTTTCTTGTTTCGTAATCTTGTAATTCCATATTATTATTTTATAGTCCAAATCTTGTTTTAGTTGTGTTATAGTTTTTTAGTACTTCTGCTGCGGATAATGCTTTATTATAAATAAATACTAATCCTATACTACCACGTACAAGTCTTTCAGTACTATAATCTTTTCCAATTGCTAAATTTGCTATATTTGTTGATGCATGATTTACAGTATTAGTGGCAGATACACCATTTAAAAATCCTGTTGCTAAAGTAGGAGTCACCGTTAAAGATAAAAAGTTCCAAGCATTATCCTGTAATACTAATCCCGAGTTCCAACTATATGTATTTACTGCATCATTCCAATTATATCCTAAGCATTCGCTACCTCCACCATTTATCAATAAACCTGTTATATTTCCACCTGCTCCGCCTCTACTTGCTACTAAACCTGAATATACTGAAACTGATGCTCCGTTTTTATAAAACCAAACTTGTATTGTCATATTTGTAAAGGTTTTTACTAAAGTAGTAGAACAAAAATCATCTACTCCATCAAATACAATATTTCCACCTTTTGAAGTATTAAAAGTTGGTCCATTAGTTAATGTTGCAGTATTTTTTTCTTTTGAAATATCATTCCAAACAGTACTTCCACTTACATAAGACTTAGTATTTGCAGCATCCAAACATAATACTAGACTACTATCATTTACTATTTTTGGTGCTACATTTCCTGCCATTATAATCCGAATCTTGATTTATGAGTATTAAAGTTTTGTGTTATTTCTGTTGTTGAAAGTACCCGGTTATATAATAACATACTACTTATATTACCAGAATAATACAGTGTATCATCAAAACTTGCAATTGCGCATCTTTTTGATGCTGTACTAATGGCTCCTATTGTATAAGTTTTTCCAGTACCAGAAGCTAAACTTATACCATCTAAATAAATAACCATAGTACCTGCAGTCGCATCTTTAGTAAAGACCCAATTATGCCATCCGGTTTTTTGTGCTGTAGTTAATGTACTGCTATTTATTCTATCATATGTACCGCCACTTGCACCACAATCCCAATATGCAACACTATCACTCCAAGTTAAATGTATATTTACTTGTCTTTGACCTGCAGAATTATATGCTGAAAATATTGATGATGCTTGGGTAATATTGAATTTAGTCCAAAATGATACTGTAATTTGATTGCCAGTTGGGACGGCAGATATTGGGACATTACAATAATCGTCAGTACCGTCAAAAACAATACTTCCTCCATTAGCACTACTAAAAGAAGGACCATTAACTAAAGTTCCATTATTACCTCCTTTACTAACATCTGTCCAAGTAGTTGAGCCACTTACATAAGACCTATTATTCGCAGCATCTAAATAAAATACTAAACTGCTGTCATTTACTATTTTCGGTGAATAATTAAAACTCATAACTTATATTAAATTGCTTTTATAATACCTTTAAATGTCCATCCTGCAGAACTTCCACTTGCAAAGACAACTAAATTACTTCCTGAAATACTTCCTGATAATACCATACCTGCTGTCGATCCAAAATCTGTAGTTGAATTATCCATATAATTTACCGCTGTACCTGACCATATTGCTGCGAAGTTTCCTGCTCTGGCATTAGATCCACTCTTTACTGTATAGTCCATAAAAACGCCGTCATAAGAGCTTGTAGGAAGCGAATAAACAATATTTGATCCTAATGCTGTTGATGCTATTCTATTTGTGGTATATAATGTAGGAGCTTGATAATTTCCTAGTAATATAGTATTATCACTAAATACCTCTAATATTGGTAATCCTGATATATCATTGACACTAAATAATGATCCTGATAATGAATCGTTAATTGAGAATAATTCTCCTTGAGAACCTACAACTGTAAATATTGGCAGGGCTGAACCACTACCTTGGACTTTTAATGTTGATCCTGATATTAAAGTATTGAAGGATGATGATAATAATGTTGTTCCTGCTACGTGAAGTGATGCACTTGGTGCTATTGTTCTTATACCTACATTACCTGCTGATGTAATACGCATTATTTCAGCGTTACTAGAATAAAATGTAGGGAAATATGAAGC